TTAATAGAAATAGTAAATAAATATATGGAAGAACATCCTACAGTAGGAAGAAACCATGTTATATTACACGCATTTGGCAATGCTGCTAGAATTAGAAATTTAGATAAACAAGGGTTAATTACATTACCAAAACCAATGCCAACAGGAAGCAATAGCAATTGGGCTAGACATTTTAATATTGATAGAGCTGAAGTAAATGCTTCTAAAACAGGAATGAAATATAATGTACACAAAACTAGATGAGCAAAGACAAGCTAATTTTATTAAGTCATATATGAATAGCCATCCTAATTGCACATTAAAAGATATTATTCAGAACTGTGTAACGAATAGACATAGATTAATTAACCTTGAAAGACAAGGATATTTTACTTTACCCAAACCAACTCCATACGGAGAACGTAATGGATTATTTAAGAAGAATGAGACATGGCAATTTTGGAAAAAATAATTGATTGGATAGTGTGGATTTTAATAATTGGTGGTATAAGTTGGTTTTTTTATGGTTGTTATCAATTAATTGATTTATTTTATTTAAGGGGATAGATATGGTAGATATGGTGAATAGACCTCCACATTACTTGGTAGGTGGTATAGAAGCAATAGATGTGATTAAAAGTCGTTTAACTAAAGAAGAATACATTGGGTATCTTAAAGGCTGTAAGTTAAAGTATGACTTACGCTATCCATTTAAAGATAATCCACAACAAGATTTACAAAAGTCTGATTGGTATAAGAACAAGTTATTAGAGGCTACACAAGATGATGATGCAGATTATATTCCACCAGAATTAGAAGCTATGTTAGGCAGAGTAGATGATGAATAAAATATACTGGATATTTGTTGTTGTAATGGCAGCATTAGCTATCTTTTATACGGAACAGTCATTTGGTCAGACTACAACAATATTAGCACCAGACGGTTCTGTAACTATTTGTCAAGTAGGTAGCAATGGTATAGTTATCTGTGTCTAATGCTATGCGTAATGCGTATGCTAGTCATACAGACTTTGGCTTTTTAAGAGGTGTAATACTAGAGAATCCAAAAGCTATGCCATCTAACATTGACATGGTTTTTGAAAGACGTGGAAACTTTCTTATTGGAGAGTGGAAGCGTGAAGATGAGGAGATATCTCTAGGTCAAAAGATACTGTTAAAAGCATTAGCAGACCAAGATAATTTTACTGTGTTAGTTATAAATGGATATAGTGATTATACAGGAACTGAAGTAAATAACTTTTATAAAGTTACTGAAGATAAACTTGTTATTCTTGGTAATGGTATAGAAGGATTAAAAGACTATATAGATGCTTGGTATCAGTCATCTAATGGTGTAAGTTCACTATAGAGTGATAACTCTTCACCACTAATTTCTATAAGTGAGTCATCATCTAGTTGAATGACAATAGTGCTATCGCCATGCAATGCTTCACAGGATACGATAGTTCTACCTAGCATGTGATTACAGATAGTCTCTACATCTGAACGTTGCATAATTGTCCTATATATTTACCAAAGAATCTTTGCTAATTTTTTCTGATTTAGCAGACCTTGCCCAGCTACCGCAATTTTGACATTGAAAGCGTTGATAGATAGCAGTTCTACTTCTTTGAGTTCCACGAGATTGTAATTTGCTTGAACCACAATTTGGACAACAAGTATTTGCAGAATACGCATTATGATTAGGGTGTGATTTAATCCATGCCTTAAATTTATCATAGACTTTTTCTAAAAGAATAACGTCATTCTTATTATATTCTTCCATTGTTTTCCATGCCTTACGGTCATCATTCATACACTTGACCCATAAAGCATGACCTTCATGCTCTGTCTTGCTACCTAATCCAAGAGCCTGTGCAACATAGTCTAGTTTGTTAGAAACAAATCTAAACTGTCTTCTTGCTACCTGCAATAAATCTATTTGTTTAGATGGTGCTGGAGGTGGCATATTAGAGAGTAAAAACTCTTTGTGTAGTATCGGTATGTCAAACCTAGAACCATTGTAATGGACTATAGCATCAGCTTCATCTAGTAACTTATGAACTGATTGAAGCATCTTTTGTTTGCCAGATTTTTGAATAGAGTCAAACATAATTTTAGACTCACCATACCACTTAGCTGCATAACATAAAGTGTAAGATGATTCTAGTAATTGGTTTATAGAGATGTTTTGGTCAAAGATACCCCAAACATGAGCAGTATTTGGTGCTACTTCAATATCAATTAGTAATATTTTCATAGTAGTCTCTAAAGTTGAGATACTTTATTATATACTAGATAAATAATTAACATGAGTAATACATATTTAAAGTGGTTTATAGTACAAAGGATATCGCAGATAAAATAATCTAGCATATCTTAATTGTGGCTGTTTTAGCTTTCTTTAGTTTGTCAAAGAACTTCTTATAAGCTATTTTAGAGTTACCTATAAAGTCTTTACCTGCCCATGTTGTGCCAAGTAATATACATCCATCTGTATCTGCTGAAGTATTGCCTGAATGAATACGAACACCAGTAAAGTCAGGAACGTTTAGTATGTGTGGCATGTCCTGTTTAAAGCGTACAGAAGCGTCTATAACGAGTTTATATTCACCAATAGGAATAGCAGTCTTACCTAATACTTTAGTGCCATTTCTGACTACATCTTCTAATGTATAACACTCATATACACCGTCTACATACATCTTGCCTACCGTATGTGTGTCTTTAAATTCAAATCTTTTTACTTCAATCAACATAAGAATTAATATACTTTAAAAAAATAGTAAGATAGTCCATAAGAGCAATAAATACTAAACCAATACCCATGACTAGAAGTAACATACCTACTACAATAAGTTTGAGTATGTTTAATCCGATAAAGTTAAGTATGTTTAAAAATATCATTTCTTTTTGATATAGAACAGACTACGTTCACCAAATAAGTAGAAACCTACAGCACTAGCAAAGTTATCTACTTCTTGTGTAGATATGCCTTGTAGGTGCATTGTAGCCCATGTGCCTAATACAATAAGACCAATCATAGGTCTCATAAGTCTAGTGATAGCTTCTACCCAAGGATAAGATGGGTTACCAGAACCTGCTTCATTCATTACTTTAAAGAACTCTAAGTCAATAGATTTCATTTGAGCATACTGTTCTATAGTAGCTGGTTTGAATTGTTCAGGTGCTATAAAACGATTAATAAGAGATTTACCTAAGTCCATAACAACTGGAGCAAAAGCAGATAACATGGTGATTGGGTCCATTAGAATTGCCTTCCTAATCCAAATAAAAGTTGTTTTTCATAAGGGTTTGCATTTGCTGTTGCTTTTAATAACCAGTCATTCATTTGTTTTGCATATTCAGCATTAACACCCAAACCTTGACTACTATAATCAGCACCACCAGTAAATTGACCACCTGCTAATGGCGTTGTGTATTGTGCTGAAGCATTAGGATAGTTACCGCCCATAACTCTAGCCATAACATTACCATCACGATATTCACCATAAGGAGCAACATTACCTGGTTGACTTAATATGCCACCTCTAAAGTTTTGGTTTGTTAAAGCAACGTCTTTATATATTGGGTTTGTACCTTCTTTACCAATAGTGCCACTTAATAAACCAACAGGAGTTTCTTGATAAGCATTAACATTGCCGCCTAATGTAGGTCTTGTATAAGCATTTAAGTTTAAGTTTTCATTACCTACGCTAGTAGCATTTGGTTGAGTATTTTGTTGTTCTGTTAATTGCCTTAAAAATTCTGCAATATCCATTATAATTCCTTAGGGTCAAAGCCATACATCTTGGCTACACGCTTTTGTAGTTTTAAGAATAAACCTTTGTGGCTTGCATACTGTTCTGTTTTAGGTGAATCTAAATATACGCACATGTGGATAATCTCATGGCATAGAGTCATTAAGACAGGATATAGATGAGAATGACGTGCAGTAGATATAGTGATAACATGAGGTTCACCTTGTTCTGGTGGTTCATATTGTCCACATATAGTATCGTCATGCACTATTACGAAATCCACTCGTGAAGCTGGAGGGAGTTTAAACTCATCAAATATTGGCATGTCTATCAGAGCTGAATATAGGTTTGCTATATTGTTCTCTGTAATGAATGTCATTTGGCTAAGTGAGTCAACAAAAATACAATAACGAAACCTGCTGTACCTAAAAGTATTTGTTCTAGGCGTTTGAGTCTTGCGTTTATTTGCTCATAACGTAACGCACAAACTTCCTCATGCGTACTTAAACGTGATTCTACGTCTGTCTTGACCATTACAATTCCTTATTCTTGATTGTTGCCCAAAAGACCTAATGTAGGGTCTTGTGGCATTAATGTTTGACCTAATAAACCTGTAGCTTGAACACCTTGAGTTCCTCTTATTCCTCTAAGAGCTGTTGGTGAATAACCCATTTTCAATAAGTCTTCTAAGTTTTTGAATTTATTTTTTGCTATTTGTTCTGATACTTTTCTAGCACCATAAGATATAGCTGGGAAAGCTAATTTACCTTCTTCACCCAACAACTCTTGACCTAAATATACTGCAGCTCCAGAACTTACAGGTCCTGTAGGAGCATATTTACCTGTTTGCCTAAACATATTTTGAATGTCACCACCTTTAGCAATATCTATAATAGCTGCTTGCTCTTCAGGATTAAACATTCTTAATCTATTTTTATTGGTAGCAATATTAGATAGTCTATTTCTAATAGCTTGCTCAAAACCTGCTGACGTAAAATTAGAACCAGCTTTTATATCTGCATAATCAAATACGTCTGCTAATACTTCAGCTTTTCTAGCACGTTTCCATGCGTCTCTAGCTGTTTGTAATTCATTAAGAACTTCTTTTGTTGGTCTACCTCCTTTTGCTGCCATTGAGTCTGGAGTTGTAGTATCTAAAAAGTCATCTAATTGGTTTTTTAAATCAATTGCAGCAGCAAGGTCACTTTCTTTACCTTGTCTTGCATTTTCTTTAATAACTCTATTTAGGTCTGCTCTTAATGATTCAACTTTTTTAAGTTTAATTGGTTCTGTTGTAAACTTTTTAAAAGTATTAATCATGTCTAAAGTGCCACCATGACGCTTTTCACTTAAAGCAAACTTATCATTTAATGTTTTTTCTGCATTAGTAATAAAAGAACCAAAGTCTTCACCTTTATAATTTAATCCTGCTTTGTCAGCAAGGTCATATCCTTTAGTAGCTTCTTGTTTTAGTTCTTCAATGCTAGGTACTTTTTCTTTATACTTAAATCTTCCAAGTAAGTCTTTTTCTTGAATAAATGCAGGCACTCCTTCTTTAAGACCTTTTTTGGTAAGACCTTTAGTTAAAGGTATGCCTTTAATATACTGTGTTGCAGGCATTCCAGACAAACCTTCTAACCCAAGATTTTCTGCTGCTTGACCAATGTTTTGTAAATATCTTTGACCTGTAATAGATGCTGGAGGAGCAACATTTTGTTGCATATATTGTTGCGTTATATCTTCTGCTTTACCTTGACCTGTAGCTTCACCATATACACCTTTACCTACAGCAAATGGATATTGAACAGCTCCAGATAATAATGTTTTACCTGTTTGCAAAGCTGCAATAGGGTCAAAAAGACCACCAGTTAATGTTCTTCCTGCTTTTTGAATTCCTGTCATATCTTGCTCTTCTGCTGCAGCAAGATTCATTCTTTCAGTAGCAGCTCTTTCTTTTTCTGCTGCTAAATTTTCAGGAGT